CTGGGTATAGTATTCCCACTCTACCCTCCAGAGTGGGTATGAAGGACTGTTGTTTAGACACGCTGTTTAGTCCTGGTAAGGCGTGGATGGCAAGTGAGGAAACCCTCACCTGTCCATGTATTTATATTAACCCATTAGGGTCTGATCGTCAACCCCTTGACACCAGTTCAAAAACTGTCTAGACTAGGTTTGTCCAGGATGAAAGGGTTCACTTAGCTTTCTTTCGAGCCTTATTCTTGAAATCATCAATCTGTGGATAAGCAGCATCAGGCATTGAGTCAGCAGAGATAGGATCTAATCTCTTGTAGTAAGCAGAAGCATTCTCACCAGACTGAAGTTTAGGATGTAGATTAGTTACTTCATCTGGTTGTGGTACAGCATTAGAAGGATATTCAGGAGCAATTTGAGACATTAACTTCTCTGTATTCTTATCTGCCATTACTCTTTTAATTTTATTCACCTTATCAAAGTTCTTTTTATTCTTTGTAGTTGTAGGTGATACATCAACATTACCAAAGGGACTTGAGAAATCAGGATTCTCTTTCAACATTGCTCTTTCATGAGCAATCATATTGAGCTTCTCTTGAATCTCTGCATCTCTCCAATCTTTTTTGTTTGCATTTTCATTAACAATATGATCCCAGGCTTGCTGACCATGACCTGTTCTATCCTGAATGATGTTCATCTTCTCAGTAGTCTCATAACCAGACCAATACTTATCTTCTGCTCTCCATCTCTGACCTCTGGCATTTGCCTTCATTGTCAAGTCATCAGAAATATTTGAACCAGTCTTATCAGGTGTATTCTGTGAGGAATACCTACCTGCAAAGTTCATCTTGTACTTAGTTGGACCTTCTTTAATTTGAACTGGTTTTCTAATCTCTGACAGAAGTTTCTTTCTGCTATTGGGTTCATAAGAATCTCCAACTGGAAATCTTTTTCTTCCAGGACCACCACCAGGTTTATTTGGATTGTAACTACTGGATGTCCAAGGACCTGTCCCAGAATCTGGTTTAGGTTGACTTGATGGATATTTGATAGGTGGTTTAGATTTGGGTGCAGTCCTGATTAAACCTTTCAAAGTTCTAACTAATCCCAATCCAAGAGCACCAACAATTGCTGGTTTGGCAAGAACAGCAGCACCAACAATGATACCACCTGCCATCAGAGCACCCCACCCAAGAGCCTTGAGTTTATTAAGTGCTTGTGCTTGTTCTAATTCATCATTCTCCTGCATCAAAATATTAATTTGATCTTGAATCTGCTTATCCTTATCCTTTGCGTTCTTTTCAGAACCAACATTAGGATCATCAAGAGAAAAGGGATCAATTTCTTGTCTGGTTAGAATCCTTCCATTAATAACATAACTACCCAGTCTTCTATTTAAACTGTGCCATTTTGCTGCTGCTCTTATTTGTTGTTGGAATACTGCTTCTGATTCTGCATAGAGAGCATCAACTCTTCGCATCAGAGGAAGGTAAATGCCATATAATCCTTCATTAGTATCTGGAGCAGCATATGCTCGAGCTAGTAATGAATCAATCTTGGGTCTATTCCTATTACTTACTTCAAGATACTTATCTGATAATGATTCCATCTCTTTCCACTGAGAATCAATATCAGAAGCCATACTTTTGATGGTTGATTGACTGAGATTAGTTCCTCTGGTTATAGCATCTAATGCTTCAGGTCCAGATTCAACTGATCCTGAAACATATCCAGAAACAAAATGAAGACTATTTCCTTTCAACCTAGAAATGGTTCCATTTAAAGAAGTAGTATATTCAACTCTTCCACCACCACCAAAGTTTGATTCTGGTTCAGCAGAAATTGGTTCAGATCCTCCACCACTAGCAGCACCAGATGTAACTCCTTCCTGTTCAAAGATTATCTTTTGAACTGACTTAAGAGCAGGAGTGTAGGAGTTATACATCCCCAATTCTCCTCCACCCTGAATGCCACCTGGATTGTTCAGTCCTCTTGCTCTCCTTTCTTTTGATCTCTGCTGTCTATTTCTAGTATTGTTATCAGTAACACGTTTTTTATTTTTAAGTGCATTTTCTAATGCTTCTTCTGCTCTTGCTTTTTGTTCTGGTGTCTTTGCTTCTTTAACTTGCTCTTCAGTTCTTTCTACTCTCTCATTTGCCTCTTTTGCGTCAGCTTGATCTTGTAATCTACCTGCTTCTGCTTGTCTCTCCCACTGCTCATTGGAAAGTTCAGCAGACATAGTTTGTGATCCCTGCTGTGCTTTCTGTGATGCATAAGCATTTAGAGCACGTTCCTCTTCAGGAGTCCAGGTATAACTGGATATTAAACCACCAACAACTGATGCTAAAGCATTATAAAGTTGTGTTCCTAACCAAGCAACACCAGCAAATCCCAAAGCAAGTGCCTCAACCCCTAGACTGGAAGTGTAAGCACCATCAATCGCAGCAAATCCTGCTAGGAGACTTCCTTTTGGTTTATTGTTTGTTGATGTTTCTGATGTTGGACCTGTTTGTGTTGGACTTGGACCCCAAGGATATCCAGCTCCATCTGGTCCAGTTGCATTAGGTGGACCTTGTGGTGAACCTAGTTTGGGTCCAGGACCACCCTGACCAAAACCACCACCTGCTTTTGGTGTACCAGCACCAACACCACCAAACATATTGGGCGCACAGTTGGGACAACTTGGACCACCACTAATAGGTTGTTGAGGCACACCACCACTATAAAAATAAGGAACGTTTTCAGTGAAAGTGCCAGCAGTAACTTGATCCCTAAACCACTCTGCCATAGCAAGAGTAAAGTTAGAGTTAAAGATTGTCAGTTGTCCTTCAGTCCCATCCCAAACTCTTGCTCCTTCTTGATGTAAGTCAGCAGTAAACTGCCCTTGAATTCTTGCTAGCAATACAAATTGTCTTGTATCTTTTTGAAGATACCCAATGTTTGAATAATTATCGTATCCGTGGTTTTGAACATACCCATCAACTAGTGGTCCAAGAATAAAATGTCTGCTGTTGGGTGGGAGGAAAGTCTTTACAGTGCCATCTTCTGCAATCAAATCTCCTGTACTCTTTCCTGTTGGGTCATCAATTAAGTAGTCCTGTGTGGCATCTGGAATCTGCTCTGTTTGCCAATCATTCCCACCATTCCAATAACCTTCTGGTCTCAAATAGAATGGGTCACCTGGATTGCCTGGAATGCCATCAGTGAAGTTGCCATCAATATCAGGAAGAAATCTTTTCTCTCTATCTCTACCACTCACACGAAACCCTGGTGGATTCACCGCATAAAGACCACCCATACTGTTAGTAGGTGCTTCTTTTAAAGTCTTAATTAACTTACTATATCTATTCACAGAACTAGGGTCAGATAGTCGTAAAAATATTTATGTAGTCAGTGTTGATGGGGTTTGTATGAATGTTCCCACCCATAAAGGCAATGTTGGTTACTCTTGCATGAGTTGTATCTTTTGAAGTTGTTGATACATCATGTAGGGTAGATGGTTCTATCCAGATAAACCTGTTTGGTTTGGCAAAGATATTCTTGTGCTCTTCTTCTACTGCATTAGTGATAGTCAATCTTCCATCCCATTCTTCATCCCAGTCTGGGTGAATATAGAACACATACCCACCATTATCTGAATGGGGTCCATTCATATTTCCATGTCCATAGTCTGCTGGTCTGAATTGATTGTATCCAAACAACTCTGCTGCCTCATCAAAGTGAGGTTGATATAGACCTATCTCTTTAAGTCTTGCAAGAACATATCCTCTGACTTTTCTACAGAGTTCATCCCTTGGTTCCTCAAAGTTGCCACTTGTATAATAAGGTGATGCTGTAACAAGAGATGTTACCTCATCAAACTTATCTTGTGACAGAAAGTTATCTATAAGTATTGCTGACCTGCAAGACATTAGTATCTAAACTGCTCTACGTAATCTAATACCTTATTTAGATACTGGTCAGCAAGGTACTTAAATTCTGATGGTGCGTTTTCTACTTTGAGTTCATCCTTTAACTTAAAAAGTTTTGCTTGGATTTCATATCTTGTAATGGGTCCTCTAGGCATCACCTTTCCTCATACCATCTGTTAATAAATTGTGCTCTCTTTTGCCAGGTGTCTGCTTCACCATACACATGACCTTCTTTGTGATCCTCATTGATACAACCTGGCCCTGGTGCTACTCCACAAACTAAGTTTGACAAAGCTTTGGTGTCACCCACACGCCCTGTCTTCCAATAATGTTGACCATTCAACCAAGTTGCTCCACATTTTGGACATTCAATTCTCTCCATCTTAAAATCAGAGAATTCTTTGTCTTCCATTTTTAAAAGTGAGAGGGATATACTATTTAATACACTTTATACAAATTTAAGATGTTTGCCAGGATACAAAGACAAGTGTTTCAAAAATACATATTCTAAATATATGCGTGTATTAGGAATCAAATGAGAAAAGCTAGTTTGCTTTTGGGTATGTTTTTGATGGCGGCACCTGCAAATGCCGATCTTACACATAAGATTTCAACTAGTGTTCAACTTACAGTTGATGCTGCTGCTTCTCAAGCCACCAGACTTGGAAGTACTTATTCAGTCAGTGGTAGTAATATTACTGCTTCTACTATGGGTGGTCTTACTGCCCCTAGTAGTGCAACTGCCGCTGCTACCTTAAGTGAAGGTACTTATGCCCAAACCACAGCAGGAAGTGCATTTACACTGTCCGAGTCCTTTAATCAGGGAGACGCAATACCAGGAAATACAGCCATCACTAGTGGTGTGGCTGCCTCCTTGCCCGCGTTTGGAAGTGTCACAACCACTGCTGGCGGTGTGGCTGGGTCTCTCGCTGGTACTCTCAATACTGCTGGGACTATGGCATTGACAGCTGGAGGCGCAGGCACTAGTGCTACAGGACAATTTGTTACAGAAATTACTGTAAAGTAAACTGGGGTAAATATGAATGGATTAACAAAGGCATTTAGTCTTGGATTGATCTTAAGTATGATGAGTGGACTGTCAGTGAAGGCAGTCCCTGTTATCCCAAACTTCACCCAAGGCTCAATGACGAGCCACACGGAAACCACTTCTAAGGTAACTGAAACTATTAATAGCATGGACTATAATACAGGGTATCAATACTCTGCTACAGGAAGTGGCATATCAGCATCAGGTAATCTTTCCCCTGGTACTGGATCAACTAATGTAACTATTGATGGAGTGACCTCATCATGGACAGGAATCAACAGAAGACCAACATTCACACAGACAACACCAGGGGCAGCATTTCAGTTCACAGAAACTTATCAAGGCCCAGGTTTAAGTCAACACACAATTATTCAAAGAGAAACAGAAATACAAAGCGTCACAGATACAGTTTCTATCTTCTCCCAGTAATCTTAAGTGCAGTATTACCTTCACACTCTATTGCAGAAACTGTTGGTGGTGTGTCTGCTACTGCTTCTCCCGTCGCTAATAGCTCTGGCTCTGTTACCAACCAAGCCATTCAAGTCCTTCAAGGACCCTACATTACCAATACGTATGGAAATGGAATACAATGTCAAGGTCCCACATTAAATTTCACACCCTTTGTAACAGGTAGTGTTTCTCAACAAAAACCTTGGGAACCCTATTACAATGAACCTGTGTATGACATGAGAGATTTGAATGAAGATGGAGCACCAGATAATCCAGGTTCCATTTTATGGCAACAACCCACTAGAACAGGACAGAAGGATAACTACAACTTGTCAGCAGGTTTCTCAATGACATGGAGTAGACCCACTGATAAGAAGTTACAACAACTCTGTAAAGAAGCAGCATCATCTAACATTGCATTAGTGCAACAAACAACTGCCAATAAGAGATTGGACTTTGAGATTGCAAGACTTAAGAACTGTGGTGAGTTGTTAAAGGCAGGAATCAGATTTGCACCTGGCACAAAGTATGCAAGGATATGTGCTGATGTACAAGTTAGAGGAGTGAACTTTATGGTTCCTCACACTCACCCTATCCCTTCTTCTTCTTCCTTGGGAACACAGACCTCAGTTCCTTCACAGCGTGGTTCATCTGACGCTGCTCTGCTCGGCGCTCCCCTGACGACTTCACAGGAATAGGTTTCTTCCTAATAGTAGCAATCTTTTTCATTATTTTCTTGACTGCTGGTTTGACAGCTTTCAAAAGAATATCTGCTAATGGTTTAGCAAGAAGTGCAGATGTAGTTGCAATCACAGCAATACCACCTACCTGTGCCACCTGACCTCCACTAGGAAGACCAACTAATACTTGCTCTGGGATGGGTACAGGTTCTGTGATTTGAACACAGATATTATCAATTAACTTATACTCAGTGACCTTATCTCTGTATCCATTAATATATGTTCCTACAGGTTCTTGTGCTTTCTGCACATCAGTAGGACAATCTGGAATGGTAGGTATTGGTGGTGTCTCTGCCTTTGGTATATTGGGGTTTACTTCTGGTTCTGGAGTTGTATCTGTTTTAGGTACAGGAGTTGGTCTTGTGATGACTAAGTTTTCAGGTTCATAAGAAATAGGATTAAAACTGGGAACATCAGCGTCACAATACGTAACCAATCCATTTTCGTCATCTTGACCTACCGTATTTGATTTACTGTTACTTTCATGTGCCTCTATACAACCAGGCATATCTACAACAGGTATACCAATATCCAAAACCACAGGAGGGATAGGTGGCAATGCTGTAGATGGATTAGACAATAATACTGGTATATCAGGAATGTCTAAATTTCTAACTTGAATGTCCCCTATTTCCATTAGCAATCATTAAAGATAGAACCTACTTCACCACCAACATAACTACCTGCTTGTTGTCCTAGCAACAGAGCCCATCCACTTGCTAACCACCCAACATAAGGAATATTGGAAACAGCAGGGACAATAACACCAGCAGCAATACTAGTTCCTGCCATTGCACCTTGAGATCGTGCTCCAGCGTCCGCCGCTATACACTCTGCGCTCACACTTGCGATCTTTCCCACTTCACCTATTTCACCTCCTATATTCCTAACACCATCCATTGTATACTGATCTCTTCTGGTTTCAGTTCTTTGTTCTCTTCCTCCCCCAAACAACCCTCTTCTTTCATGATCTAGATCCAATGTCCTTTCTGATTCTAGAATAGTAGGATCATTTGCTCTATATTCAATCTCATATCCATCCTTACCTGCTCTTATGCTATAAGATGAATAAGGACCTCTAGGGATATTGATTGTTGGTGTTTGTGCTACTCCAGTATCTTGGTTTAGAATGTGACCTAGGATGCCAATATGGGCAACAGCCACAGTTCCACCAACAGCAATAGCAAACCACTTAAGGGGAGATTTAGGAGTCATCTGAATGTGGGGATAGCAGGACCAGTTGTTTCAGGGATAACTGGCACAGATGCATCCACAATGCCTGGTAAAGCATTTTGAATAGATGCTGTGATTGATGCAGCAATCTGTGCCTTAGCACCTTCTACAATGTTATCTTTATTGAAATAAAGAAGTGATCCACCAACAACAATACCAAGAGATACTACACCAGAGAACAGTGCTACACCATTAATTATTTTTTGCATTTTAATTTCTCAATAGAAAGAAGTGTTGTGTATGGGATCCATGCAGGATGCTCATTGTCAAACTGAACTTGAACCTCAGTGATTACTTGTTCAAGTTGTCTATCATAAACTTTTCTTGTGTTCTTAACACAACTCATAGGACTAATCATTTTCTGCCCTTCATCAAACGTTTCACATCTCTATCTAGCTCTTTCCTAAGTTTAAACTTAACAAACTCAATTTTTAATCTTAGTGGAAAATATCTAATCTGTAAGTTCAAGTATGAGAAGAATCTCATTGTCTCCTCATACCCAGCATAAGCAAACATTAATAAGATGACTGCTGATGTGATGTAAAAACTGTAAAGTGCTGCCATTATGATCTCCTAGTCCAGGTTAGTTCCATAGTAATACACAGTAAAATAACAAATGAAAATACAAAAAGACCACTCAACATAATAATCAATCCACCAGTGTTCCGTGTGCCCTTCTAATCTCTTTTAGTGCTTCAAGATCCATGTTCTTTGTTCCACCATCATAAGCATGAGCATAACCCTCTACAATCATTTGCTCATTGAGGGACAAGTCTGAGTCCCCAATGTATAACCAACCAAGAAGACGGCCATATTTACCGACGCCACCAACAAGTTCAGTCCTAACAGTGAGCTCATCATCACCAGCCACAGCACCTTCCAATTTCTCTTTGAGCCAGTAGGTTGCGTCAATTCCAAGTTCTTTCTCCTCTAGATTTCTTGTACGTTTCTCAGGAGTATCAACACCAGCAACTCTGACTCTCTCCTTCTTAAAGAGATCAAATCCAAGATCAATAGTTACATCAATGGTATCACCATCAACTACTCTATTAATCTCTACTACTCTGAAATTGTAGCAACTCTTCCTGCTTGGCGGTGTCATAGCCCCCATAGTTAACCTCCTTGGCATCTGCTGCCATTGCTAAACCAATAATTGTGATTGCTGCAGATATGACAGCACCAGCACCCCAGACCCAGCGTTCTAATTTACGAACTCTGTCACGAAGTTCTTCTGAAAGTTTTTCAGAATCCTCAATGCGATGTACCAGGAGTGCTATCTGTTGATCCTGGTCCGCATCCTTCTGGTTGATCTGATTCGACATCTTTTAATTCCTCAAATGCCATATCCATAAGTGTATATATGTAATATGTAACGCCAGAAAGGAGTATTATCAAGGAAATGATAACACTCCATACAGGGTCATTATTATTCTCTAATGGTCTAAGTAAAAGGTTCATGGGTTTCTTCTTGGGATACCTAAAGAGTCAAGATATTCAATCCACCAATCTTGATCCTTTATGTATCTCCAATTTGGAACCTCTTTACCTTGCTCCACAACATAGTATTGATAGAGAGCATCATCTATAATCTGTGCGATCTCCATACTCCTCTTCCTCTGCGTCAACATCTGCATATGCATCTGCCAAGTAGGGTCCGTGAGGTTTTCTGGATTCTGATTCAACATATTTTTCCTCAGAGTAAACTCCTGAAAAGAACACCACTATCTTCATTATAATAAAAATTATAATAATGGGTGATAAACATGCTAAAAGGACTGCTGTATTCATTTATGTTGTTTGTAAAATGGTTCCCAATGTTCCCATCTATATCTATGAACTAAGTCCATTCCAATGATAGGAACACAGATTAAAATAAAAGCTAAGAACCCCAATGCTGGTGGTGACTCCATCCAGTGGCGAACAAATAGAATCATTTCTCTTCTCTATTTACGTTACAGGTTAACTCACAATCCTCCCCATCATACTCAGAGTCTGGTATGAATGGTTCTGATCCACAGACAGCACTTCTGCACCATCTGTTTTCTATCTTTTTATTCTCTTCCCCAGACATCCCACAAGTCCTTAAAGTAAAAGTTGATAGAGACTAGTGTTCCTGTTGGGGTAGGCATCTCAGACTCTGCCCATTGATGACAGAACTTGTGGATGCCTGTTGACCCATTGACTGCCCTTGGTCCATACATTCTGGAGAAAGCGCACATTGCAAATCCATATCTATGCTTGATCTCTTCTTGATCCATCTGCTGTTTCCCTCCTTTTACAGGTGGTCTCTTCAAATAGGACAGGATGTGCTGTCCCATTTCCATCATATGCATCTGATTCATAATAAACATTCTCACCTTTATGGAATGCAAAATATATTGTGGATAATACAAATGGGATTGCTACCCATTTAAGTGCATCAGATAGCATTAGCAGATTCCCAATCAGCTTGAAATAGTTCCAATCCTTTGTCTGTGAGAATGTGCTTATACATTCCCCAGAATACTTTGGGTGGAATAGTACAAACCTGTGCCCCTGCTGCAAAGCAACGCCCAACATGATGAACATCACGAAGGGAGGCAGCAAGAACCTGTGTTCTCACACCATGTGTTCTGTAAGTGTCTGCAATAGATCCAACCAATGCAACTCCACTCAGAGAGTTATCATTCATCCTACCAACAAAGGGAGAAACATAATCTGCTCCTGCTTTTGCTGCAAGGATTGCCTGTGAGACAGTAAAGATAAGAGTCACATTGACTGAAACTCCTTCATCTGAAAGGATCTTACATGCTTTAAGTCCCTCAACTGTGCAAGGAACTTTCACAGTGATGGGATTACCAAGTGGGATGTACTTCCTTGCTTGCTCCACCATCTCATCTGCTGTGTCTGCTACTACCTCTGTTGAGATACTAATCAGATTAGGACACCAGGAGATAAGTTCTGATGCAACTGCTTCAATAGTTCTACCTGATTTTAAAATCAGAGTAGGATTAGTTGTTACTCCATCAATGAGACCTGTCTCATATGCTTTTCCAATCTCTTTGGAGTCTGCTGTGTCTAAAAATATTTTCATTAGTTAACGTGAATAGTTCCTACCATACCTGCCCCTTGATGAGGACCACAGAAGAAGTCATAATCTCCAGCATCAGCAAAGGTAATGTCTTGTGATTCACCAGGATTAAACATCAGTGATTCTCTTGAGAGATCTGCACGCCCCTCAACAATAATGTTGTGGGGTGGGAGCATACCATTCACGAAATGAATAGTATCTCCTGCATCTATTGTAATCTCTGATGGGTCAAAAATCAAGTTACCATTTGATCCCATGGTGACATCAACAGCATATGCTAACTTTGGAATAAAGAATACCATGGCTGCTATTGTAGCAATAATTGCAGTACGAATAACCTTCATAACTGTCTATGCAACTACACTATCTATATTTTACGCATAGAATTATACCTTGGATTTGTCTTGACTTCCTCACTCACCATTTCACCTAATTCTTTACAACATTTGCCCCATTCACCTCTCGCCTCAGGCGCACCTAATGCTTTTTTCGCCAGAGAGAATGCCATTTGTGCCATAGCAAAGAACACTCATCAGCCTTCTGTTGTAGATGAGGTTCTCTGTACATTATTTTCTAGGCTCTACTGCTGATACTACTGGTGGTTCTTCTTCTTTCTTTTTCTTTGCTGGTGCAGACCCATTGCCACCTGCCTTAGCTGGACTCAATCCAAAGGCAGCGAGTGATCCACTGAAAACTGAGGCTATGAAGGTAGGATCAAAATCTAAAATCTTCTGACCATTAGGGAGTCTTACATAACTGAAAGTGAGGAGAGATGCAGACCAAATAAGGACTACAACTTTTACTAGATTACCAAGTACTTCACTTTTATCTTCATTATCCTCTTCCTTTGCTTTGGATTTGCCTAGCATATGTGGAGTTCAGGGTAATAATATTTATAAAAAAAGGGGCAATTAAGCCCCTGTTCCTTGGTATATTGGTGTCATCATTCCACCATCTGGTGGTCCACCATCATCCTCATCTTTTCTTGCCAGTGCAAGCATGAGGAAGTATGGAGTAATGATGAACACTAGTGTTTGAAATAGTGTCCAATCGTAGTTCATGAATCTCTCACTGCTGCAAATACTGGAACCAGTAACAGCAGCGCTGCTACTAGGAATCCCATCACCAGATACCAGGAATGATTTGACCTGATACTGCATAAGATCCCATTGCTGCAACTACACCCAGCATAGCTGCCCAACCATTGATGCGTTCTGCTTTTTCGTTCATTGTTTTTCCTCTAGTGTTTTGTTGTAAACAATAACTCTGCCATTTTCGTGTGTGAAAACAAGTTCATCATCGTGCCCCCAGCAGAGTTCTTCGTATAGGGCATTTAGTCTCTCCATATCTTCATAGAGAGCATTGGGGTTGCTCATATAAGCTTCTAAGTATATCTTCTAGTTATACTAGATGATACCAAAGAATAAGTGTCCTGTAAAGGCATATGAAATAAACCCAGCGACAATACCCAACATTGCAGCACGACCATTCAACTTTTCAGCGAACTCATTGTGAGTCTCAATGCCATAACGGTCAAGGGTTTCCTTGGTCATGTACATTCTTGGTTCAGTAGCCCACATGTTTGTGCGTCCACCTTCTTCTGTTGTTACAGTCATGGTTTCTCCAATGTGTGAAGTATTGTTACATTATATATAATTTTTTAACATTTGTCAAATTGAAAGTGGACACTTTAGTAACTGGAACACTTACCTGGATTTGATCTACACCAGTTATAAACAAAAGAATCTGCATCTTTAGTCATATCATGATGATAGTTGTTGTGTACCTGACCAATGATAATCAGGCATCCCAAAAGCAATACATTGATATGAACTATAGGATTAGATGTTAGAGAAAGAAAATACTTTTTCATTCAGTAGGAGGTGTTGGCCAACCAGGAGGACACATAACAATATTATATCTCTCTTGAATAAAGTCAACAACTGTTAGTGACACTTCTGCAGGTTTCTGTGGGGATAGATCATACCTAGATGGCATATCCAGCACAACCACTTCTGGGTTGGTCTCAGAGGGAGTAATAGACCTTATACAAAGGTCAATAGAATCATAGTCCATTATTTTTCTCCATAAAAAAAGAGGGTCCTCTTGGACCCTCCAATTATAACATATAAGATCAGAAGTTGAACTTCAGTCCAGCTTTGGTTCCATAGCTGTTGTCATCATCGCCAGTGATGAAGGAGACTTCACCATAAGCAGACAGGGATTCAGTCAGAGCAACTGAAGCACCAGTTTTACCACTGAATTCAGTCTCAGTCTCTTCGCCATCAATGGCAACAAGAGCAGGACCACCTTGGATGTACCAAGCAGCGGAATCACCAAGAGCGCCTTCGTATCCTACGTGAGCATCAGTAACAGTGCCAGAGTAGTCAGAACCAGCCCATCCAGAGTTGGCTTCTACATTGACGTAGGGACCTGCAAGGGCAGCACCTGCAGAAGTGAAAAGAACAGCAGTAGCTGCGAATACAGATTTGATCATTGGAATTACCTCGTTTTTTACTTGTGGAATGGTTACCCACAGATGAAAAGAACCTCGACTAGGTTCTGTTTGTTTCCTTTTGTTACTTAAATTACTGTAAGACAAAAGGTTAAGTATTTATACTAGCAGGGATGTCTACCCCTGTCAAGTACCTTCCTCATATGTTGGAAGTTTCTCTTCCTCCCTTTGAGTTGGTTGTGTGACCCTACCAAGGTAAGGGTCAAAATCCATCAGTTGATCAGCAGTCAGCTGGCAACCCTGATGTTGCCAATAGTTTAACTGTGACTCATAATTGCCTTTATGGAAGACATCAATATGTTCTGGGTGGATACTAGAACCCAACTCAATACGATAGAGAAGGAGAGGCAGAGAATAAGTATTACCTGAATTATAGAGTAGGTCATCAGCCACAGGACGTGGTTTGACTCCATTATCCAGTTTGTACTTATCTCCCCTGCAATGAAGATCAATCATCTTCTTTGCATGGTGCCTGGTGATAAGATAGCACGCAGTTGAGAACTCATTCACAAAACGTTTATGAATCCTAACATGCAAATCACCTGTGCAGATGATTGCAATTTGCACTACATCCCAGTCATAAGGAATTCTACAGTAGAAGTCTTTCCATGTAAAGTTCCAGAACCTGACTAGATCCAGATTGCAATCATCCTCCATCATGATAGCATAAGGTTCATCAGTATTGTAATAGAAATCCTTAATTGCTTTTAGGTGTGATGTGGTACAACCAATCTCACCAGAAGACATATGGTCAGGATACCTGCCTTTAAGAATATCCCCAAGGTCATCATCCCTACCATCATAAGCAGAGACTCTCTTGTAGTTTTCAATTTCCCAATACTTAAACTGATCCTCCATGTATTCCCATCTCTCTGGTTGCGCATCAAGATTGATACAGTAGATAGGACCAATGCCTTTCAGTTTGTATACAGATTTGTTTCTATCTCTATCCATGAATCACTTTTTCAACGTTTGGCAGGAAGTATTCACTCAGTATTCTAGACCATTCAAACTGTTTTGCATAGTCCAGAATCTCTTCTCTATTATTTACAGAGTACTCTCTGTTCTCAATAATCTTTTGCTCCACATATTCCAGATCATTGATCTTTTCTTCTGGAATGACTGTGATGAACTCCTTGGTGGTATCTAGGTTGGCAGCAGCCCATTGACTGATGACAACCCCTAGACCAGCAGAAAATGCCTCTGGACAGACTAGAGGGTGTGCTTCACCATCAGACAGTAGGACGAGATTACCATAACTGGTAAGCATCCTATGTAGTTTCTCTTTTTCCCACTCACCCAGATAATTCTTTGCTTTATCAAATCTATTATCTGCAATGTTACCTGCATACCAGAGTGAATCAATACTCTGGAACAAGTGCTGTCTCTTCCTAGAATCAACTTTGGCAAGATATATGGATCTATCTGCATTAGTTGGGTTAGAAGATACCTTGAACTTTTCCAGGTTCACACCATTAGGATTCAAGAACAATCTCTCTCTAGGAATGCCAGCAAGATTGTGGTAGATATCATTGATACCCTCAGATAGTCCAAACACATTAGGTTTAATTCTAGCAAATTCATCAAACACTCTCTGTCTATAACCACCCATCATTTCAGGGCGTTCAATGTAAGCAAAGTGTGTGGTTACTGCACTAGGATATTGAATATAAGGGTAGATGGGAACCCAATCATCATAGTTGATGTGAACAAAGTCAGGACGAAACTCATTAATCATTTGAATGATCTTTCTGGGATCACCAACATTTACAATCTGAACACTATGTCCTAGATGACTCAGTGTGAGTTTCATATCCCAGATCAATGATTCAACAGCACCCCAACCCTTTGGTGGAATTGGAGTGTTGGGTCCAATAATACTAATCTTCATTTGATAATGCTTTCTACATTTTTTACATACTTATCAATTAGTGTAGTCAGAGAGAAAGTATCCATTCCATACTGTCTAATCTCTTCTCTATTAGTGCAAGAGTACTCTCTGTTATTCTTGATCATCTGATTGATATAATCCATATCACTCAGTTTTTCATCTGGTATAACAGTAATGAACTCTTTAGTCACATCAAGTTCAGCAGCACTATGGCGTGAGATAACTACACCCAGTCCCACAACCAGTGCCTCTTTGATAGCAAGGGATGTTCCATTTTCACCATCAGAAAGAAGCACCATGTTGGCATACTTAGTCAAATCACCACACAACTTCTCTCTACCCCACTCACCTTTGTAGTTGGGTCTACTTTCATAAAAAGGTGTACCAGGTTCATACTTGCCAACAAAGTCAATACCAATCAAATCCTGATAGATGTATTGCTTCTTTCTTTCAGAGATCTTACCAAGATAGATTGACCTATCAGGATATGTGCATTCCTTTTCATATGCAAACTCAGGGTCATTAGTTCCCTCCATCAACCAAAAGAGTCTATCTTTGTCCCACCCATGTTTCTGATACCAGACAACATCCTTAGGTGATACTGCAAAGTTATAATACTTATCTCTATTCTGAATCATCCAGTCAGATACTCTCCAGTACCCGTCTTTCTTATGCCATTCTGGTTGATCAATATATGGATAGTGACTACTGAATAATATAGGACACTTGACTTTATCATAGAGATAATCTACCACAGGGTAGAACATATCATAGTGAATATGAATCACATCATAATCACCTTTTAGACACTCTTTAACAATCTCATCCATATCAGGGACATTGATGATGTCACCCTCATGACCCATCTCCCCTAAGACACAAGCTCTATCCCACATCTGTCTTTCTAGAGCGCCCCAACCATCAGGTGGGATAGGCATAATGCCTGGTCCTACTAAACAGATTTTCATTTCAAACTTCTCCAGTAATCAAGAGTATCATTAATGGTTTCTTCTAAGGAAATAGTGGGTTCCCATCCCAGAAGTTCTTTTGCCTTATTTATATTACCCCAGATAACTGCCTCATCAGTAGGTCTGAATAATTCTTTATCTTGATAGATTGATCTATCACCTACAATAAGATTGATAATCTTACCAACACCATGTATCTCAGTGCCACCAATATTGATGGTGGTGTTCTTGATATTTTCACACAGGATTAATCCTCTTACAAGGTCTCTCACATCTACAATAGATCTGATTGCACCCATGTTGCCAACAGGAATAGAGTCCTCACTAAAAACAACTCTTCTACAAACATCAGACACAAGATCACCAGTCTTCCTAGGACCAGTGCAGTTGAAGATACGTACATTCACAAAGTCAATACAACCCATCTCATAATAGTTCCTAACCAGATGCTCCTGTGCAAGTTTACTTGTCCCATAAGGAGACAGTGGTTTGGTGGGTGACTCTTCATCTGGTGGTGTAGTCCAATCAATATCACCATATACAGCAGATGATGATGCATTAATGATCAATGGTCTATGATTCAATACCCTACAAGCTTCCAGTAGATTTTGTGTTCCAATGATGTTTGTAGTAAGTGTATGCTTTACAAACTTGAATGAAACATCAGGTCTACTTTGTGCTGCAAGGTGAAAAATAACCTTAGGTTTAAACAACTCAATATTCTTGAGCACACTTGAGAAAGAGGTAAGGTCAAGATGAATCTGGTCTTCTAGATTATCCAGGTACTTATCTCTACTATCAATAGTTGGCTTATGGTATGTTGCTAGTACATCTTTATTGTCTTGCTTTAAGGCATCATAAAGATGAGTACCCATCATACCAGCAGCACCAGTGATTAGGTATTGAACCATGATTTGAAAGTCTCCAATCTTTCTGGGGTTCCTATATCAAACTTTTTAGTCTTAACGACCTTATAGGATAGGTCTACATTAGGAAGTATATCATATTCCATGCTGATAGGGAAATTATTAGACAAATCTAAATCTTTCTTATAGATCTTATAGATGCCTGTATTGACCAGTTTCTTCTTACCCACCACCTTTGGGTTCTTCTCTACAAACTGTTTGACCTTTCCTCCATCTCCCTCAATATAACCTTCATCTCCTGATATCCTTTCCTTACTCACAAAGATGGTGGTTGAATCTGCATCTACATTGAGATCATCAGCAAAGAATGTATCACCATTCATGACGTAAAAAGATTCTGGTAGGTTGACCTTTCTTAACCACCCACCAGTTCCAGAAGGATACCCCTCATTAAATATATCACAATCAAAATCCTCAAACCATTCATGGTTCAGATCTGAACACACCAAGGTGATGTCAAATCCTGACAGATTATCTATCACTCTCTGTAAAAAACTCTTGCCATAGATTGGCACAAGAGGTTTTGGTGTATCACCTGTGATGGTTTTGAGTCTAGTGCCTCTACCACCAACAAGAATATAAAGTTTAATCCCCTTTGATAACTCTGTAACTATCATATTCAAAATGTTCTGTGGAAAATTCAAATAACTCTGTGTCTCTAATCGCTTTCATTTGGTGACGCAGACCAACAGGAACATGAAAACTATCACCCTGTCTTAGAATCTCAGTCTTAGCTTCATTGATATCATCAGTATCACCATGAGTGATATAAATCATACCACTCTGGACATAGAAGACTTCATCTTTGATCTTGTGATAGTGGAAAGAACACTTCAATCCCTCTCTAAAGAATAAGAGTTTACCGCAGTATTCTTTTTTGTTGACGATCCATTTTTCATATCCCCATCCCTTAGGATGGATCTCTACTGCCGCCATACATCTACTCCATGTTTTACAAACTTGAATGGTACAATTCTACCTGTCTCTCTTTTCTTTAATGCTGATATCAATTTGTGTCTGCTCTCAAATTCAGTGAAGAGAACCATATGTCCTCCACCACCAGCACCAGAGATTTTAGCAGCAGTTGCTCCATTAAGCATAGCATACTCATAGGTATCTATGAGAGCAGGAGAACCTACTTTACTGCTGGTCTGCAACTTCAGATTCCAATAGTCATTCATCAGGGCAGAAAGTTTCTTTACATCTCCTACCAAAAGACTTCTCTTGAATTCAATACAAGCTTCCTTAATTTTATGTGTGATCTCTACTGTTTTCTCATTATCCTTTAGATTAGAGGAAGTTGCTTCAATGATTCTAGCATCACTTCTAGGTGAACCAACATAATACAGAACAGTATTCATCTCCAACATATTCTGTGTCTTGTAGTTCAACCTCAATGGGTTCACAATAGTTCTACCATCCTGCAAGAACTCAATATAGTTAAACCCACCAAATGCTGCTGAATATTGATCCTGCTTACCTCCAGGCAAATCACATATCTCTCTTTCAATCTTTAGTGCTGCATTTGCTGTTTGGTATTCATCATTAGGGATACCATAGTATTCACTAATAGCAGCAACCAATGCCACTACAAGGGCACTAGAGCTCCCTAGACCACTACCAGGAGGTGCCTCCACGTAAGTTGTAATCTTAACTGGTGTCTTCCTTGGGTGATTGTGTGTAAGATACTGGTAGGTGTTAATTAGTAACTGCAAAGGTCCACCACAATACTGATCATCCAGAAACTCTTGAGTGTCCTCAATATCAAGGTCAACACTCTTGAAACACCAATCATCCCATGCCTCTACTTTACAGTAAGCATACTGATCAATGGTTCCACTCAGAACTACTCCACCATGCTTATTCCAGTATGGACTGAGGTCAGTGCCACCACCAGCAAGACCAAGACGTAAAGGTGCCTTTGCAAATACAGTCATATCACTCCTTAATGTAGCAAACTTTCTCCAACTCTTTGATTGTATTTGTGTCTAATCCTGATGTGATATCACTGGTGTAAAACTCTTTGATATCATTATGGAACAAGAATACTTTCTGGAATTCATCATCATCAGGATTCTTGCCATAGAAGTTTCCCTCTGTGTATTTTAGAGGCATCTGATTATGATTAGAACTATGATTCATAGATCCATGTGCAAACTTATAATTGCCTTCTTTGTACAAAGATAAACCAAGTAAGAGTTCATCAGTTATTCCTTCAGGACACTGACCATCAACAAAGATGGAATCAAACATTTCAGAAAATGTCTTAAAGATTTTATCATGAACTCCCCTTTTAAACAAGAATACACCTGAAGCAATGTATCGTTGGAAAGAATTACCAGAATCAAGGTAGGGTCTGATAGAAGGAGCATGGACTCTCACTTTTGTGAAGTAGTCTTTGATATCATTCAACCACCAGTGTGGGCAGATAAGAAACTTATCCTCTGAATACTTGATTAAATCATCTACCTTGTCATTCACAATGACTGTATCAGAGTCCAAGTAAAAACAATAATCTGTTTCAAGATACTCATAGAGATGATATCTCATTTGCCAGATGTGTGGTTTATACCAATCACCACCTTTGCCCTGTTGAACAGGGTAATGAATGATTCTTACATTTTCTTGACCTGCTGAGTCACCCAGTCTACCATCAGCATCAAGAATGAGAATCTCATGGTCTTGCTCAATCCTCTCCAGAGAACGCAGAGACCTCAACAGATTCTCATAATGCTTATCATCACCACCAACAATATAACCAAATGTAATTTTAGACATCACTCAGGTTTGATAAAGGACCAACTCTTATAGGAGGCTTCATTAGTCATCCAGATATCCTGAACAACTTCTGCAAAATATTCTTCTAGGGCACCCTCAACATCAAAGAAGTCATATGCTTCATTGGTGGGTTCACAGAAACAATCATGTCCTGAGATGATACCACCTTTCTTAAGTTTGGGATACCAAGCAGTAATGTCACTCAACACTGCCTCTTTAGTGTGGTCAGCATCAATGTAAATCCAATCAAAGTATTCATCTTCAAACTCTTTTGCTCTCTCTACAGAAGCACCCTGACACAATGTAACCTTAGGATTATCTCCATACCTCTCAAGCACACGCTTGTGACCTCTCTCTACCTGCCCATCACGATTACGGAAGTAATCATCATTGCCTTCTGTGGACCACAAGTCTACACAATAAAACTCAGAGGTCACAGATTCAAGTTGAGGATAATAAATGTCAAGATATCCACCATACTCTACACCAATCTCAACAACCTTAAGGTCAGTTCTATCAACAGCAAGCGTATCCTTTACCACAGTAGGAAGGTGCTCACGTGGGAACTCAAAGTGTTTGTAGCGTGGGTCAATCTTAAATCCAAAGGGGTTGTTCATGTTTTCTCCTAGATCAGTTTCAGTAATCCTTGTGCTCTATTCACAAATGTATGCTCTTTACGAATGATATTCATCTGGTGTTGAATCCTATCAATATCATCCTTGTGTTCCAACCCTAGTTGGAATAGTTCTGGGATGCTCTCAGAATATAGGACAGAATCATCAATAAATTCTTGACTAATTTTTGAGTTTGTCATACCAAGTTGACCAAAACTGATTGCTTTCATCAACCTGCATCCAATGTATCCCCATTTCTTATGAGTCCTGTTTCTAAAATCAGGACACATAAAAGATTGTTGTGTGAGTCTTACATTATCCTCTTCACTCAGAGGATTCTGCCATGGGTCATTGACAGAAGTCTGCACACCTATCTTAGCACAACACTCTGCAAATTGCTGAATGTATTCTGCATTGGCAAACCTACCACTACCAGAGATACTACCCAAGAAGTAATAGGTGTTAGATCTTTTAATCTTTGCCCATTCAAGATCAATCTCATCTGGTAAGAGATTGGTAGCCCATGCCATATAGATGATCTCATAGTCTCCAGAAGATTTCTCATGGAGCACACCCTTATCTAGCACATCACAGTTAGACCTATCCAGGACAAAGTTATAGTTGTCTGAGTCCATTTTGTTCATCAGATATCTGACATCAACTAGTTTCTTTACCTTCCCAATATACCTATCAGGATTCACGCATACATGAACAAAGTATGTGCTAGTCTTTCTCAGAGGCATCTTTGAGTCTGCAAACCCTTCTGTAAAGAAGAGGCAGTTTTCATAGTCAAAGTCCTCTGGATACTCACCATCATGAAACCAGTATGTTTCATACCCCAGACTCTCAAATGCTTTAAAAACAGCAGCATGTGTATATGAATGGGTATGTGTATGTAAAGGATACCCCCAGATAATAACTTTCATAATAACTCCTAGATCAGATCAACCTGAAGGTCTTCTGTTTTTCCTTTAATAATCTTCTTCTGCTCATTGATATCTATACCACTTCTTTTCATCATATAAACACCCAGGTCTAAGATCTCCCCAGGAATATCTTCCTGAGAGATAGAGTGTAGCATGAGTTCATGCATATGTCTCAAACCATTATTATAGAAAGGAAGAATCTTATCATAAGTATTGTTTATCTTTTTCATATAACTGGGTGGACCAAACCAGAACCAATCTTGATAATGTCTATCACCACCACACTGTAATGCTCCATCCATCATATAAATTTTATCAGGTGTATAGTCAGAGAAATTAATAGGTCTCTCAAAGGTTAAGTCAGTTCTTGCTCTTACAATAAGATCATAGTCATCTAGGTTTGGATTAGACATAGACCAGAAGATAGAATACCACTGACTTCTTTGTCTAGTCACAATACTACGAATGACATCCTCATCCATAGAAGGATCAAACTGACTTGTAGTGGGGAACTTATCATAACCAAAGAACTCCTTTGGTTTATGTGCTTCCACAAAAGTCCATTTAGGTTGGTATAGCTCACTAAACTTATCCATGGGACAATAGTCTTCTGGATACTTGTCCTTACTCTCCCATACAAACGACTTACCTTTGTAAGAATCATCCCACCACATGTGAGCATATACATCTACATCATTATGATCAAGAATATTCTTCTTAAACTGATCATATGACTTCTCAATGTATCTGGGTTGACCAGAGAAACAAAGTGCTACTTTCATCAGAATCTAGGTAGTGTAATATTAATTGGAAGTGCTCTACAGGGAATGTTGAAGAAGTCAATCATCTTTCTATGAATGAGTTCACAACACCATGCACCCTCTGTTTGCTCCATACACTGCTCAATACATTGATCAATCACAGGATAAGCAGACATAAAGGCATCCATAACTTTGGAACCACCAAAGTTAAACCAATCATTGATCATACCATCTGGTTGGTTCTGATTGCCAGAGAAGAAGATAGTATCTTTTGGAAATCCATCATACTGAATCTTGGTTCCAACAACTGAGTCAGTCCTGATCTTCAGAACATAATCATACTTGAATCCATTGGCATGTTCATACTCTTTCTTGAGAGTACATACCTGCAGCAGAGAATAATAATATGAGATGATGTTGTTTACATCCCTCACTGCAAAATCAGGTTCTTCAGGGTTGTCAATAGCACCCCATTTATATTTCTTGAGTGATGCAAGATAGTTATCAGATAAGTTTGAATCTAAAAACTTCTTACTCTTCTCTACTTTGATGCTCTTTGGTTTGTATATCTCTGTGAACTTCTCAATAGCATCAGGTGTGATGCGTTGATCTTTCCATCCACCTGCACCACCATACTTATATGGTTGGGTTTGAAGGTCTTCATCAAACCATAGATGTGCAAATACATCTACATCATGATTCCCAATGACGTTCTCAATAATACTGGGTGCAACCTGTTCAATGAACCTAGGTTGACCAGAAAAACATAACGCTATCTTCATAGATACTCACTCAAGTTATCATGATTTCTTGGGATATTTATGGCATCACAAGAGGGATAGGTGTTACTCTTAGCAAAGTCATTAACAACAATTCTCTTACAATGTGGTAGTCCCATTACCAGCTGATCATAAGGCATGTTATGTCTCTTCATTTCATCAACTGTAACTTCACGCAGAAACTCAGGACGACTTGTAGTCAAAATGATATAAAGCTTGCCCTCTTCATATTGTTCTCTCAAATACTGTATGTTGAGTGTAAGTGGTTCACCTGAACCCACATATGGTGGGAACTGAATAGAAGAGTTGGTAACTAGTGTTCCATCAATATCAACAAACAATGTCTTATATTGTTTCTTATATTTGTTCCAAACCTCCAATGTTCCCCAGTCCTTGTAGTTATCAACTCTCTGTCCAACAAACTTAGAACCAGACAACATCATGTCATAGATCACATTGCTGATGTAACACTCTCCCTCCATGTCTGAAAGTTTTTCATAAGACTTACAGAACTCCTGAGCATCTTCAAATCCATATCCACCACAGGAGAAAGTGGAACTGATAACATCTTTCTCTACAATGTTTGTGATGATTCCATTTACATCTAGTTCAATATAACTCTTGTTTCTAGCATTGATATCATCCTGCGCATTCAAATCAAAGTATGCAACCTGATTGCCTTCTTGAATATCACACTCATAGTAGTTATCAGAATCCTTTACAAAAACAAACCCCTCTATCTCATCACCAGATAAGACCTGATAGACAGTATCAGATTGTGATGATGTAGGTTCTTGTAAGTAGGCAAACTTTGACTTGTCTAGAATACCAAGGTCTCTCAACTCCCTAGCCATACCCTTGGTGAACTGATACTGGTCTTCATGTTCTTGGAGAACTACAAAGTAAATGACATCAAAGAAGTCTAGGTTAAGACCTGAAAGGGACTCAACCACCATGAATCTATTCTTCTTTGGGTGGGTTAGCATCCACTTGGGTCTCATGTTGGGGAAGCGTGATGACTTCCCTGCCATGGGAACTACTAAGGTCTTCATATAATTCAGTCTTCTCTACTAGAGTTTTTAGTATAATCCTTTGTGCTGGATCAGTCAAGTAAGGATCAATGCGCAACAGGTTCATGACATCCAGCACTCTGAATGCTTTTGTATTTAACTGGTCAGAATATCTCTCTTCTAACCTGTTCCAGATGTAGTGGTAGATCTGATAGATTTTTAAATTGTTTATATTTTGGATTTTTAAATTCCAAAAGTAGAATAAATCTTGCTTTAACTTAGCAAAGTCTATCAGATAACTGTCAATAAATGAATCAAGGAAGTCAATAAAGTATAGTCTATTGGAGTGAAAGATGATATTAGCAAAGGTCAAGTCACCATGACAGAAACTGTATGGGACATGCATATCTACAATCTGCTCTCTGATATGTGACAACAGAGAACTATCCTTCATACTATTCAACTTCTTCTCAAAGATAGACCTGGAGACTTCTGTGTGATACATCCTTGAATTCTTAATCAGGAAGTCAAAGTATCCATAGAGTGAGTCAACTACTAGGTCAACTTGTTTTGTATTAGCGTGAGAAAAGTATTCATCAAAAGAGAACCCTGAAACATACTCCATATCAAAGGAAAACAGAGTCCCCTGATAGACTCTATGTACCCTTGGTGTCTCAATATTCTGTAAGATGAAGTGTGAAAAAAGAGATTGCTTCTTGATTTGAGAGAGTAGTCTCTGATTATAATCAACATCAGAGGAATACTTTCTCAATACATCATCTTTGAGTAGCTCTATATGGCATCCAGATAGACCACTCTTCAAGTTTGTCATACCTGATACTTTGAATTATCTTTTGCAAGGTGAACTACCACTGGTTCAAAGTCACAGTATTCAGTGAAGCATTCTGGATAAGCGTATTGTGGACCAAGAGTATGAACATCTTTCTTATTCTCAATGAAGAACTTATTCATCTGACTCTCATCATGCCATACAGCAATTACACCCCTGTCTAGATCATCCTTAGTCCTTCTATCCAGTTCAGTAATCATATCAATCACATAAGGGACTCTACCACCCCACAGACACCCCTGCCAGTAGGTTGTAGTATCATCATCCTGAGTGATAGAGGCAAGGGATTCTGGATTAGTCTCAAAGGCACCAGGGAATCTAGTATGAGGTTGCATACCAAGAGCATGGCATGGATGATGCACACCAATGAACTTCTTATCAGTCAACAGTTCCTCTTCTGATACTTCTGCAACCACTCTCATATCAGCATCAAGGAAGAGAACATAGTCAAACTCTTTGAGTTTCTCTTCTGCTTTGAGAATAGTTCCCCACCTTTCCAGAGTAATATAAGGCCACTCCAAATGTTCCTGCTCATAGAAAACAATGTTATCAGGAATGCCTTGAAGTTCTCCATCAGTGAAGACAAAGTAACTCTTCTCTGTGCTAGTTGCTAGGAACTTCTCACAACCTTCATACCATGTAGGCAGAAAGTCAAGATATCTATTGGTTCCAATAAAGACTACTGCTAGTTTCATTTTACAAAAGTAAGACTACAAACATTCAGATGAGGTTCACCAGGGACTCTGAATAAATCCTTATTTCTATTCTCCCACCAACCAACTCTTTTAAATCCCTGTGCCTCTGCTGCTTCAACAAAGGTATCTGGACTCACAAACTCACCATCTTCAGAGTCTAACTGACAGTCAGATGAAATGATAAATGTTCCCTCTGGTTTAAGGCACCTGAATGCCTCTCTGAATACATTATTCAATACAGTTTGACCATCAGGACAGACACCTGTTCTACCACAGAAATGTGTGATTGCACAGAGGTCAAGAAATACATCAACACTTTCATCCTCTACAAGGGGGAACCAGTCCCACACATTAGATTCAACCATCTTTGCTTTACTACCCACACAGTCATGATCAAGGCGACCACCTGTCTTGGGAGTATCCACACAGGTCACATCATGATCCCAAGAGCTGATGATATGTGGAACACACCCCCTAGCACTACCTAGGTCAACTACCTTCAATCCACTCTTATTGTGGTAAAGGTATTCAAATCTTTCCAGCACACCAACCCACTTCACAAGAGCATCAGGTTTTCTCCATAGATCTTGATGCGGAAAATCATTTTCCCAGTTTCTTCTATCTCTCTCCTCTCTTGCGTGTTGAAGATCTTGTTTAGTGTAGAGATAATTAGTAATCTGATTCATTCTCTAATCTCAAAATCTGGGAGTGAATTATATAGATCTGTTGCTATATGAAGAATAGATTCAAACTTCTCACGCTTATCAGATGGAACAAGATCCAAGGTAGAGTTTCTAGGTTTCTTCTTATAGTTAGGGGGGACTGACTTCTGCCTCAGGAAGTCTACAAAGATTTCCTTTCCATAGTCCCACTGCACATCAGATTTAACACACAGGATAGGATATCTGACAGGGTATGTAGTCCAGTTATGAATGTGTTCATAAGTCATAAACCAATCAAGACCACCCTCAACATACTCTTTGAGATTATAGTTCTTTTTGTACTGTGGGTGTACCTTATAGATCTCTTTTGATTCAGGATGCAACTCCACATTATCAGTTCTGGTAGGGTGCAAAGGTAAACCTTTGTTCTCAATATGTGTGACACCCATATCACGTCTGAACAGAGAGATCACAGACTGAACAGGGTCACCCATCACAAAGATTGCTCTATCAATCTCACTATACTGTGGTGGATATAGTGTATGCTTACATCTACCAAAGTTAATACCTTGATGGAAATGATCTGAATTGCTTTCAATACCCAGGTCATTTACAATCTTGAATAGTTGACTGGATGCACATCCACCAATGCTATTCAGAATAGTTACTTCACTCATCTATTACCTCCCATTTATCTGGATACAAATCTTTGATATCTAAGTGTGCATTGTTAGGTCCAAACCATACTGATGGAGCAACCACTTTGCCCTTGTTTGCTAACCAAGCACCCCACCAAGAGAATGTAGAGTTAGCAATGATGAAGTCTGAACACAAAGACATCAAACACAGATCAACATAACTTGTGTTGCCCTCTGCTACCAGGAATCTATCATCAGAGAATAGTTTTTGCTGCTTGCACCACTCTGGATCATCAGAGAATATAATTACATTTCTACCATCAAATCTAGTCAGTGCTTTCTCATAGTAACTGATGCTCAGGTTGTGATGATTGCCTGCATTTTTTAAGAAGTCACCCCTTCTGATATGAAGTGCAACAGGATTATCAACACCAGACATCATCTCCACACATGGATCTTTGATCTCATCATAGAACTCAAAGTCCTTACGAATTACATCCTCAATGTTCTTAAAATACTTCTCTGTCTGAAAGAACCCAACAAGATTCACCCAGTCAGGACATTGATTGAATAGTTCTTCATTGAAATCAAAACCACCCTCTTGAACATTGGGTCTATTCTGGTCAATAATCTGTGCATTCAGAGAACTAAATGTACTCATCTTGAATACACTAAACAGTTCAATCCTTAGTTTGTTACCAAGAACATCAGTAATAACTTCATTGTGGTGGGGGATACAATAACTATATCCCCTGTTTGCTGCAATGCCTTTTACAGCAGCATACTGGAACATCTGATTACCCAGTTGCCCCAGTTTACCAAGATAATTGAATCCAATCACAATTGATGACGCGTCTTTAGTTTAGTTTGCTCCTGGATCCAGTGATATGTGTAACGAATCCCTTCTTCAAGAGTCATCTCATAGTCCCATCCAAGTTTCTCTCTAATGAGATCATTGTTAGAGTTCCTACCCCTCACACCCAGAGGTGCATCAAGTTTATAAATCTTCCTGACAACTTTACCTGAAACCCTAGCAGCAATTTCCACCAGTTGATTGATAGTAACCATCTCTTCAGAACCAATATTCACTGGTCCAATGAAGTCTGATTTCATTAGTCTTCTAGTTGCTTCAATGCATTCGTCAATGTACAAGAAGGAACGAGTTTGTAAGCCATCTCCCCACACCTCGATAGATCCACCTGTCTCTGGGAGGTAAGCCACCTTACGGCAGATTGCAGCTGGTGCTTTCTCTCTTCCTCCTTCCCAGGTTCCTTCAGGACCAAAGATGTTGTGATACCTAGCAATACGAACAGGAATACCGTGATTGCGGTTGTAAGCAAGGTAAAGTCTTTCGCTAAAGAGCTTTTCCCATCCATATTCTGAGTCTGGTGCTGCTGGGTATGCTGATTCTTCACGACAGTCAGGGTTATTAGGGTCTACTTGATTGTGCTCAGGATACATGCAAGCAGATCCAGAGTAAAAGATTTTAGTGGGTTGATCAAGGTTGGGGCGATGCTGACCAACTGCTGGTGGTTCATTACCAGTGAATGTTTCATTCAACTTACGAACTTCCTCAAGGACATTGAGGTTGATGGTCACAGAGTTGTGCATAATATCTGCATCATTCTCACCAGTGAAGACAAAACCTGCTCCACCCATATCAGCAGCAAACTGATAGATCTCATCAAAGGGTTCAATATATTGGTAGGGAACTTCTCCATAGAAGTTACCATTGAATCCTTTGAATTGAATGACTCTTTCTACAAATTTCACATCACGCAAGTCACCAGTGATGAACTCATTTGCTCCTGTCTCACCAAACTCAGGTGTCTTGAGGTCAACTCCACGCACCCAATATCCTTCTTCACGCAGTCTATTGACCATGTGACTACCAATAAATCCACCAGCACCTAATACCAGTGCTGTCTTCCTATATTCAGACATGTTAAAATAGTGTTTGTAATTAATTATAGAGGTTCAGTGGTCAGAGGTCAATCTTTCTGACACCATCTTCACCTTTAGGGAAATACTCAGTGATTGAGTCTACCCTGTTGAGTGCCTCAATCAACTTGTCAACCTTTCCACCATCACCTGCTGATGCTGCAGGAGCAGCAGCTGCTCTCTCATCACACTTTGCACCCAGTTCTACAACTTTTGCTTCCAATGCTTTAAGTCTTGCTTCAACTTCTACATCATATTTTGACATGGAAGCTCCACTTGAAGACTTTGCTGCTGTGCCTTTGTATGCCATATGTTTTCAATAAATGCTATCCCTATTTAGAAAAAAAGGAGACCCCTCGAGGTCTCCTTGAAGGTCTTACATGCACGCCACTTGTTCTTTGTATGGAAACAAGAAACCATGGGATTTGACTCCACCACCTAGTTTTAGGAACTAGGAAACCAAGGGGGTCATATGACCCATCCCGACCAGGGCTAGTTTAACGACTTACCGAGTCTTTGACATAAGCAGGAACACCATCAGGGTCCAACCAACATGTATAATCATGATCTTCCATAGCAGTCATCAACTGCATTTCATTGTCACAAAGATACATGTCTCTGTATTTTCCTGTATAGGAATCCACCTTTTGAATACGACAATCAGGTTGTCCATTGATTTCCAACTTACCAACCTGAATGTATCTATAGGGAAAACGTTCTAGAAGAACAGTTGGTTTCCTAGTGACTTTCATAATCAAGCAACTTCAGTGGTCTGGAGATCTTCTGCAATGCAGTCAATGAGAATATCATAATCATCAAGGGGATCACCAGAAAAGACTACTCCATCATTTTCATAGAACTTGCGAACCTTCTTGTAAAGTTTTGGATTCTTTACATCCAGAAAGAAATCACCTTGAACTGCAGAACGAAGAGTAGTAATGTCTTTTTTGAACTTAGAAGTAATAGTCATTGTCTTGTGTGTTGACTTTTATATTATAGGACAGTGGACTCTATGAGTCAATAGGGACAGACAAGAATCTGTCCTATGCTTCCTGAGAGGATCGAACTCTCCTTAGGCAAATTATGAGTTTGCTGCATTCACCAGATTGCTAAGGAAGCCAGTGAGACTGCTGGGAATTGAACCCAGTTTACACCGTTATAAGCAGTGAGCATTAACCAATATGCGACAGTCCCTCAGGAACCTTCATTGTGGTCTGTGTATATGCGTATGAGTTCATCATCCGCTGGTGTCATTACTGCTCTCTCACCCCTACTATTTTCCACACCTATTGTTTCACCATCTTCTACTCTTTCCAGAAGAGTTTCCCAGTTCTTTTGCCAGTATTCCACGGAGTAAAAATCCATAGTTATTATATGTATAATAGAGGAAGATCAGGGATTCGAACCCTGGAAGGTATTACCCTTATTAGTTTTCAAGACTAACGCAATCAACCACTCTGCCAATCTTCCATTACCAATAACCAACCACTCTTAGTAATCCATCTGCATAAAAGAACAGGAGAACTGATCCTAAACATGCGCTGATTACAGTGGCAGTTTTATTGTGCCTGTCTATTGCTGCATCAATCATTTTCTCACACTCTTTCTTAGTGAGGAGATGTTCTGGTTTGATTTTAGGCATACGGTGAGGCATCTATCTGATATCAAAGTCCAACTTACGAACTTTTCTATGTCTTCTCTCTTCCTGGTATGCAAGATCTTGAGAAGTAAGGACTCCTTTTTGTTTGGTTTCCTTGTTTGAGTTTAACATAATGACCTTATTTAGGTCAACCGCTGTAATGTTATCCTCCTTCACTGTTAGCATATTTGGACAACCACAAGATTGTGTCTTGGTTGAGCTAATAATCTCCCTGTTACAGGACTTACATCTGACTTTAAGCATTGGACCATGGTCCTCCTATCAAGAATGGGTGAAGAGGGACTTGAACCCCCGACTGCCTCCGTGTAAAGGAGGAACTCTACCACTGAGTTATTCACCCGTAAGGATTTCTCCCTTGTTCTTTACAGAGTTTGAAATAGAGTTTGTAGTATCTATTACAGATTTCTCTGATTGTATCTTTGTCCTCATCAAAACCATTTATTCTAAGGTGATGGTGACTCCCCTCTAAATCTGATATTAAAAGTAAGATTTTTACAGGGTCCATAATATAAAGAGGACAAGCGGATAAGGGGACTTGAACCCCTGACATTCAGCTTGGAAGGCTGACGTTCTACCACTGAACTACATCCGCAGAGGGGATTGATACTGGTGGGTGGAGGTGTACCAATCCCCAGAGCCATTCACAGGACTTGAACCTGCGACCTGATCTTTACAAAAGACCTGCTCTACCAGCTGAGCTAGAATGGCATGGGTGGGTAGAGGGATTATACTATACCCTCAATGAAGATGGTCTCACTAGTAGTAATAGTGATCCTCATTCTTTTCAGTCCTCTTGGTTAGAGTTCTGTGCTTCCACAGCGGGCACCACCCCTGACTTACTTCACCATTACAGAGTGCATGACCACATCTGTTATTCTGGCATACCCTATAGAGAATGATCAGTTCTCTAACAGGTCCTACAGGACTCGAACCTGTGACACACAGCTTAGAAGGCTGTTGTTCTATCCATCTGAACTAAGGACCCAGGTGCTAGTTCCTATCGCCTCTACTCCTGAACTAGCAAGGGGAGCACAGCAGTGGTCTCTCAACCACCTTTATAATATACCTGATGCTTAGGGGATTGTCAACCCTTGAATTGACCTTGATATCCAGTGCCTGACATCCAACCCTCATCAATGTCCTGAACTGTGCTCCAGTTCTCTGTGGCAACCTCATACATCTTCTGATGGATTTCTGGATCTTCGTTACCACTCTCCTGCTTCTTGATTTCAGTTTCCCTCTCCATATAATCCATTTGCTTTTCAGTTAGTGGTGGATCAGTAAACCAAGGATCAGTAGGAGCAATTACAGGTGCGGGAACCCCTGTGTAATCATCACCCAAATCATCTTTAACATCTTCAATCTTGAATGTGCCTGCTTTCTTTTGTAAGAGAGTAGTCTGTGTCTCAATGACTTGCTTTACCTTGTTTTTGAATCTGCTGAAAATCATGATTGCCAGTGATAATGAAAGAAGTTACCTCTTGAATGACACATTGGGTCTTGACTTGATACCCTGAAAGGAAGCATAGTCTGCCCCTTAAAGTCTGTTCTATCTCCAATGATTGAATATGCAGTAAGAAACTTTGCTCTCCCTACTTCTGATTTCATTTCATTGACCAGAGTTTGATTTGCAACTGGTCTGTAATATGTAAGTCCTTCATACTGTCCAGGTGCATAGACCACATCAGCAACAGTATTAGGATAAAGGGGTGACTTGACTCTGTTGAGAATAGAAGTTGCTACACAGTACTCATCCATAGTACCAAGTGCTGCTTCTACCTGCACTGTGCGTGCAAGATGGTGGTAGTCAATTGGGGTCAGTGCTAGTAGTGTCTCTAAAATCAAAATAATCTTTCCTATAGTAACGGCCTAGGACATTGCTATTGTAAAATGCAGGTGTCCCATCTGTCAAGCTCTCAGTCAGCACATTGTGTAAAAACAACTGCCTGGTCTCCTCATAGTTTACACGCCCTGGTGTAGTGTGTAAGGAGAGGATTTCTCTAGTAAAAGCGTCTCTCCCATATTTGGCAACATCTGCCTTAAGTTCGTCAGAACTTCCATAGTAGTTGCGCCAGTTGCTTTCACTTGTAACTCTCCTCCTCCTTCCACTATTAGGAGAATTTCTAGGCTTTCGTTTTTGAAAGAAATACTTTCTTCCAATGTATTGCTTCTCTGTGGGGTTACAGGTAATACGATAAACAAAGCCCCAGTTATCCCCAATAAGAGACCCGTCAAAGATCCTGTCACAATATGTCCAGGGATTGGGGTACTCAGGATATTCTTTACCTTTTTCTTCCACTTAGTCATAATACTCTCCTCATTATTTAGAGATGGTTCCTCATGGAACCACCAGTCGTCTTGTCTCTTTGCTTCAACCCTAGAGTTGGAATCCAGAGAAGGTGTCTTTCTTGACATCTTGCTTAATACCTCCAACAACATAAGACTCTACCTCTGTCTCCTGAGGTGCAACTTGGAGACCCTTAGAAGAGATCCAGTGCTGTGTCCAGGGGAGGGGATTGTTCTTTGCTGCAACATCATATGCAGGCTTCAAATGTAGTGCCTTCATCCTACGATTGGCAACCCACTCAACATACTTCTTCAGAAGTGTGTCATTGAGACCAATCATTGAACCATCTCTGAACAGATAGTCTGCCCATCTCTTCTCTTCATTGACTGTTCTATCAAACATTGCATAGACCCACTCTTCCTCTTCCTTGGCAATGGTCTTCATATCAGGGTCATCACCATCTCTCCACTTGTTCAGAATGTTCTGAGTTATAGCGAGATGTTGGTTTTCGTCCCTGGCAATAAGGGAGATAATTTTTGCTGAACCTTCCATGAGTTTAAGTTCACCAAAAGCAAAGCTGCAAGCAAAAGAAACATAAAAGCGGATTCCTTCCAAGATATTGACATTGGCAACTGCCCTATAAAGTTTTCTTTTGACTTCTCTGATATCTGTCTGTGAGGTATATGTACCACGGAAGTCTTCCTTCCACAGGTTACCATTGCCCCACTGCTGAGCACTGTTGATGAAATCATCATAGGACTCAGTGACACTCTTGGCACGCTCAAGAATGCGTTCATCAGTGACAATCTTATCAAAGACCTCAGAGGGGTCTGAATAAACATTCTTGATAATATATGTATAGGAGCGACTATGGATCATCTCCATGAACCCCCAGACCTCCATACATGCTTCCAATTCAGGTAAGGAGCAGTAGGGAATGAATGCCATACCAGGACCACGTCCTTGGATGGAGTCAAGCATAATTTGATACTTCAGATTAGAAGTATAGATATGCTTCTGCTCAGGACGCAGTGACTGGTAGTCACCACGATCTTTCTGAAGAGAGACCTCCTCAGGTCTCCAGAAATATCCCAGTTGCTGAGTTGTTAGTTTCTCAAAGATAGGATACTTATATGAATCGTATCTTTGAACTCCCAGTGGTTTACCAAAAAACATTGGTTGTTTCTTTGTGTTGTGTGCTTCAGGGTTGAACACAGTCATACCCTTAACTTGACTCTTCACGTTCTCATCCATTGAGGACACTTTAAACTGCACAGGATTCACACTCTCCCTCCTCTGTTTGTGATAGTTCTTCTAGTAAATTGTCTAACTTAGACTTATCTTCAACCACCTCATCAGTCTTGATGTCATAAGTATTCTGGTAGTAAGAAGTCTTCCATCCATACTTATATGTAGTCAAAAGATCATTTGCCATTACAGAAACAGGAACCTCATTATCAGGATAGTTCTCTGGATTGTAACTCCAGTTACCAGATATGGCCTGATCAAAGAATTTCTGCATCACAGACACCACATTTATGTAACCAGTGTTATCAGGCATCTCCCACAGAAGTGTGTAGTTATTCTTCAGGGTAGCATACTGTGGAACAATCTGCTTAAGGGGTCCTTTCTTACTTTTTTTAATGGACAAGTAGTCTCTAGGTGGTTCAATACCATTTGTTGCGTTTGACACAACGGAACTGCTCTCTGAAGGCATTTGTGCGGACAGTGTTGAGTGCCTGAGACCATATTCATTGATAGATGATCTAAGAGATTCCCAGTCATGTACTAAACCCTCACTAGTGATTTCATCAACTTCCCTCTTATATGTATCAATTGGTAAGATACCATCAGCATACTTTGTTCTACCAAAGTACTCACAATGTCCCTTTTCTTTTGCAATCTGATTAGAGGACTTGAGAAGATAATACTGGAAGGATTCAGACAATCCATGAACTGCATCCCATGCTTCCTGAGAACCATAAGAGAACCCAAGTTTTGCCAGATAGTGGGCAAGACCAATAAATCCTACTCCAAGAGATCTACGTGCCTTTGTAGCAACCTCTGCTGCTCTCACAGGATACTCCTGATAGTCAATCAGTTCCTCCAGTCCTCTGACTGAAAGATCACAAAGATCCTCCAACTCATCATCAGACTTGACCTTGCCTACATTGATGGCAGAGAGAATGCAGAGAGCAATCTCACCAGGCATCTCATCATCAATATGGTTGATAGGGTCTGTGGGAAGAGTAATCTCTTGACACAGGTTGGACATGTTCACCTTGTCCTTGAAAGAGGAATGAGAGTTGCAGTGATCAATGTTCATGATGTAGATGCGACCTGTCTCTGCTCTCTCCTTGAGGAGACTCAGAATAAGATCTTGACCCCCAATCGTCTTTCTAGGAACAGACTCATCTTGTTCGTAATCCAGATATAGTTGATCAAACCTATCAGTCCCAAAAGCATCATAGAGACCTGGAACGTCGTGTGGAGAGAAGAGACTAATCTCTTGATCCTTAATGAACCTCTCATAGAAGAGTTTAGATAATTGGATGCTGTAGTCAAGTTTTCTGACACGGTTATCTTCCGTCCCTTTATTGTTCTTAAGTACAAGGATATCCTCTATTTCTTGGTGCCAGATTGGGAAGTGGACAGTCGCTGAGCCACCTCGTATTCCATTTTGTGTACAGCAGCGGACAGTTGATTCAAACTTTTTAAGGAAAGGTACAACGCCTGTGTGTTGAACTTCTCCACCTCTGATTTTAGAGTTGATGCCACGGATTCTGCCTGCATTGATGCCGATGCCCGCCCTCTGTGCAACGTATCTGCCAATAGCCATATCAGAGCTAAAGATAGAATCGAGGGTGTCATCAACATCAACAAGAACACAGCTAGCAAATTGTCTAAGTGGGGTTCTGACCCCTGCCATGATTGGCGTTGGGATGTTGAGTCTGTGCTTGGAGATTGCATCATAGTACCTCTTGACATAGGACATCCTTGTGTCCTTTGGATAGTCACGGAAGATTGTCAGTGCAATCATAATATACATGAATTGGGGAGTCTCGTAGACCTTTCCTGAACTACGATCCTGCACAAGATATTTATCTGCAACTTGCCTCAATCCAGCATATGTGAAGAGGAAATCACGATCATGATCAATGAATGTTTCTGCCTTATTAATCTCTTCCAGAGAATAATTTACAAAGATATCTTTGTCATAGATTCCATCATAAGCACAGGCAGTTACATGATCTGAAAGGGCAGGCAATTCACGTACCTTACCATACAACTGCTTTCTAATAGCAAACAGAAGCAACCTAGCAGCAACAAACTGATAGTTAGGATGCTCTAAGTCAATCAGGTCAGAAGCACTCTTAATCAGGATTTCTTGAATCTCTGCTGTTGTAATCCCATCATAAAACTGAATACCAGAAGTCATCTCCACCTGACTGGCAGAGACACCTGCAAGACCCTCACATGCCTCTTGAACCATAAGATGCATCTTATCTAGATCAAGAGACTCAATTCTACCATCTCTCTTTTTAACCTTTGTACCGTTACTCATATTCTTTTCCAGGTGTTGAACTTAAGTTTTGCTTCTAAACCAGAGTGTGTGTTTGATTCTACTATCTTCTGAACATGATGTCCAGCAAGGATCATATCATTTAGATCCTTCTCCTTAATGTTGGATGGCCAGATGACTACCTTCTCTCCTCTATCAATTGTTTTGGAGATTCTGTTTGTGATCTCTCTGTTCCTAGGTTCATTATCATAAACCCAAATATAATCGCTCCAACCAAACGACCCAATATCAACATCAGCCCCACACATGGCAATGCTGTTTTCCACGAACGTGGAGTCAAATGGTCCTTCAATGATGTAGATTGGTCTTTCTGTGTTGATTCTGTCGAGTCCATAGATTTTGGGAGCATCATCATCCAACATGATGGTTAAGTATTTAATAGGGTTTGTAGACAGTGCTCTGCCCTGAACCCCTATCAGTTTTCCCTCATAGTATAGAGGAATAACAATTCTTTCTTCACCATACTTGATACTATCAAAGGTATCAGGTTTGATAATGTTTATAAACTTTTTGAAATTTTCAGCATAGTAGAACTCCCCAGAGAAGATTGCTCTGTCATTAAGGTATGCCTTGGACCTATCAACATCAAAAGCATCAGGCAAGTCAATCTTCACCTTCTTCTTGAAGGTAGGTTTGGTTGCAAGATTCTTGAATACATCCTCAGGAGATTCAGTCACAAAGTTCTTACCAGTGTGACCTTCCTTGAACTTCTCAAAGACATACTCCTTGTGTGTCTCTGGGTCAATCTCTTTCAAGAAATTATTGAGAGACATATTGACACCACAGTTGTGACACTTGTAGTTGCTATTGTTCTTGATTCTGTAAAAGTAACCTCTTGCCTTATTCTTATTCTTCTGTGAGTCTCCACAGATAGGGCATCTACAATTGTAGAGGTTAGGTTTTACTCTCTTGAACTTTGATAGTCTTGAAGAAATCAAATTGATGTATTTCACATCAATATAATCCATACTGTTCAGTTCATATTCCTTTCTATTGTAGGTGGATAATCTTGAAGAGTCAAGACCTTTGTAATGAGATTGCCACTATTGACTGCAAAGGATATTACTGCTATGGCACCCATAAACATCCACATTCTCTTCTCTAATTGACGTAATCTTGACAACACACTGTCATGATCTGAGTCCATTTTATCACGGAGTTTGTCAATTTTTGCAAATAGTACGGTGTCAATTTCCTCTTGCTTTGATATTCGCTCTTCATGGACAGCAAGCATTCTGCTAACTGTTATATTTACCTCAGATAATTTTTCAATAGCAGAATCTATCTTCAGAATCACTGGCTTCAAATCTTCTATCTTTTGTTCTACTAATGCAATCTTAACTTGATCTTCCATTTTGTGGTTTGAAGTAGGGATTGTAATCTAATGCCTTCTTCTTTGCTTTTCTCTCTGCTCTCTTCTCTCTTCTATCCATCAAATCTTTGATAGCCTTTCTTACAAACTTGTTGCGACCATCAAACTTAAGGGTTGAATCATAACCAGCAGTAGGGCCATTAGCAGGGGAGGAACCACTAAATCCGCCAGATCCCCCAGGAGGATTTGCCACCATGCCTTCCTCAGAGACACTGAATTCATTATACATTGCTGAACGAAATGCATTGATTACCCTATCAATTTTGTCTTTATCCATTGGTAGCCCTCTTTAACTCCTCTAAACAATTTTGATCCATCTCAATATCATGGATGATAGTTCTAGGGTACTCTGGAAGTCTATTCAGAAAAACTATGAAAGTCTTTGTAACATCCCAGAGATCTCTGTCTACCTTATAAAAAAGCATAGGGGTGGTGGCATCACCAAACACATTATACAATATGATAAAGTGATTTATCAAGAGATGCGTTCTCAACTCACCCTCTTTTTTGTATCTTTTTAGGAGCCTTTTGATATACCTGAAGTGATTCAGATCTTTATCAAAGTCCTCACGTGTTACAGCTTGTGGATTTTGATAATGTTTAATGGCAAAGAGAAGAAAATTCTTCTCATTCAATTCAGTAAACTGCATTTATCATTCAGGTGTAGGATATGAGAAGTCTTGTGGTGCAGTTGTAATACCTGACATGGCAACAAGAGTTTCTTTCTTAACTCTGAAGACACCTTCACAGTCCACATATGTGGTGACACCAACCCATCCCTCATGCATACCATAGTATGAAGGATTAGAACCAAGAAGACCCTCTGCTTGGTTTACACCATAGACCAATGAATCATTGGTGCCATAAGATGCCTCACTATACTTAGCATCATCAACAGATGACTTAGGAAGTTGAGATACAGAGAAGTCAGTACTTGCAATTGCTGCACCACTAAGACCCATGGTGGAAGCAATAGTGACAGAGGTAGAACTAGCAATAGATGCTACAACTGCATCACCAAAATAAGTTCCACCAAGTCCTCTAATACCAAATCTAATTACATCACCCTCAGACAGCCCACCAGCAATACCAAAGGAAGTACCTGCTCCTGTGACAACGCGAGTTGCATAGTTGAGACTTACAGTCCCAGTTGATAAAACATTGTCGTTATTTCCCCAAAGTGCCATGTCTTGGTTCCTATAAGATTTACTTTGCTATCAAATATTTATAAAAATAGGAGACCCATAGGATCTCCCATTTATCATTCTTCTCTTGCCTTAATAGCCTTGGTTACAACCTCAAGAAGTTGATCATCCATTTCAGTCTTAGTCAACTTGACTGCTTTGCCCAAGATTACGAGGCAAATCTCAACCAGTTTCTCACCCAGTTCTTCATTCTCAGGAATCTTGTTTACTGCATCAGTGATAATCTTAGATGCAAGTGGAAGTAGAATAGAGAGCATAATAACCTCATATGGTATTGTACTCTATATATCACCCATAAACTCTTTGAAAGTCTTTTTCTTTCCTTGACAGTGTGCTCTCTGAGAAAACCCTTTGGGATTATTACAGTCAATTGACTTTTTGTACTTGTCAGACCAACCCTCACTCATTCCTCCTCCACTTGACCCGTTGGATCCAGAAGAATGACCCCCGTTGCCATTACCACCATTGCCATTACCATTACCATTAGAAACACTACCATTCTTTTTTCCATTCTTGGAATCATCATCTTGAGTGTGTCCATTCTCCTTGCGAAGATATCCAGCAGGACCAACTACCTTGAATCCTTTTGGAATGGGCTTACACTTCTTATCAGTATAGCAATAGTAGCTGCCCTTTTTGCATTTTTTCATTACTCAACACCGTATCTACGGTCAGACTTACTAGTATCCATATGCTTCTTTGCCATCTTGGTGGCAGTTGCATACATCACTGACTTGGCATCCTTGCCATACTTATCTTTGAAGTTGGTGAACTTCTTCTTCATACCCTTGACAATTCTTTCCTTCTCATCAGTCTCTGCTTTATCCAGAACTTTCTCTTCCAGTTCTGATTCTTCCCTCATCCCATGACCCATTGGGATTTTACCTTGCTTCTGTGCTTGAAGTCTCTGACGATCAAGCAGCTGCTGCTTCTTCATCATTTGACTTTTCATCTGAAGTTGCTTCTTCTGAACAGGATCAACTTCAGATTTTTGCTCATCAACAACTTCTTCACTCATGCGATCAACAACTTTCTGTGCCTGCTTTTTAACAAAAGACTTGACACTACTCTTTGCATCCTTGGGAGCATTAGCAATTGATTGCTTTGCCTTTCTGATCTTATCACCTGCTGCCATCTTTGCTTCTCTGCCTTTATTGTAGGCAGCAACCTGTGCCTTAGCAGATGCCATTCCAACTTTATTTTTCAGAGATTTAATACGACCTACTGCCTTCTTCTTAAACTCTGCTCTCTTCATCTCAGCACCTTTCTTTTTTGATGCCTTCACAGCAGAACCATAATACTTATCACTTGCCTCATTAAGATCCTCAGTCAGTGCATATTCAATTGCTTCTTCTACATCTTCTACTGAGTATCCTTCTTCAATCAACTCATCATAGGTGCTCTCAATGATATAATCAATATCATCATCATACTCACTGACCTCAAGAATTGTTCCACCAAGTTCTTCAACTGCCTCTTGCATTGAAGGATTGATAGTAACTTTATTCTTAACCTTCTTCTCTTTGACGGTTTTATCCATCTCATTATCAGTTATAGGTTTTGAAGCAACCTCACGAAGTTCAAGTTCATCTCTCCAAGATGAATAAACCTCACTCAAACCAAGCTTTTGTTTTACAGCAGCTCTTTCAGTGGCACTGATTCCAGACTGTGAACCCATATAATCGTTAAATGCCTTGAAAAGATTACCACCTTCCTTTCTTGCTTTATATCTAATTGCTTTAGTCATCTGCGTGACCCTACTTTTCACCTCTTCTGGTGTATTGTCTTGCTCAGAGATCATGACACTAGATTACTTCTTTTTTCTGTATTTATTTATGAATTCCTTCCCATATCCTTGATATGCCTTAGCACCTGTCTGAAGATTAGTCTTTTCTCCCTTGTCAAAACCAGGAGTCATATCAGCAGCATACTTAAAGTATCCAGAAGTTCCAATCAAAGTGTTTGGTTTACCTTTGACTCTGGTTTTACTATCCATCTTGACTTCACTATACTCACGCAGATCCCTAATCCAGGACTTGAACATGATATTATCCTCTGTCACACAGATCAGATAGTTAGTTCCTCTACGCACAATCTTACCAATCAATCCAGTATTCAAATTTTCTACCAGTTGATCTATATTGAAAATCTTACCAGAGACATAACTTTCTCTGAGATTCTTCCAATCAAACTTAGGAGCAATCTCCCAAAGATTCCATCCCTCTTTCACATTCATCTTCTTACGAAGACTATTCATCATCTGCTTTGCAGTCTTATCATCAATAGTTTTAGGTATACCCTGTCTAAATGACTTGAAATCATTATTTGCTGCTGCTTTCCTCATCTTGGAAGCAGACATACCCTCTACGCCCTCAGAGTCTGCATCTCTTTCTCCAGCAGATACAGTCTCCAAACCAGAAAAATCATAGAGTTGACCATTATAATTTGATGAGAGTTTTTCAAATTCCTTAACTCTGTCACCACCAACCACAATTTTAACACTTGAATATCCATCTTGATGTGCCTGCTTCAAAACGTCAAAGATAGTCCTAGCATTAGGATCATTAACAATGTTCTCTGCATGATCAGGGAACATCTGTCTCATTACATCTACTTTCTCATCTGCATCATATGGATTCTTCTTAGCATCCTGTGATCTAGATGGATAGACTTTGAGTGATCCTTTGCCTGCTGCTTTCTTAGCAGCATCTAAAAGTTTTTGATGTCCAATTGTTGGAGGATTGAATCTACCAAAGGTGACAGTCAGAGGTCCAAGATCCTCTTTAGGTGATCCATCTGCTGTTGTAGGTTGAGGCATTCTCCTTGGACTTCCGTCTGCAAATGCTCCAAACTCTCCTTGTTGTTGAGATTGTTGGGGTTGTTTTGACTGTTGAGTTGATGTGTCATCAGTTTCTTGCTTCTCTTTTTTGGACAGCATCTCAAGTCTGCCTTTCTTGGTTACAGCAACTCTAGCACCATCTTTGTCGTACCAGTTGCCATGACCATCACCAGTCAGATTTAGACGTGCTGCCTGATCTGATGCTTGAGATGTCTTTGCTTCTTTAAGGAACCTAAAAAAGGATTTCATTAGTTATAACATTTCCTCATACAATATTTATGAGTCTGCCAAACTGAATACATCTGAATCACTATTAGCAGCAACACCTGTCTCCTGTTGAAACTTTTTCAGGTCACCTTTTGATGGATTATCAAACCTTTCTCTTGCCATATCATGATATTCATCTGACAGATCAAACCCAATATAGTCATGACCAAGCAGGGTGGCAGCAAGACCAGTGGTGCCTGACCCACTGTAAGGGTCAAATACCAGACCAGGTGCCTGCATCACTGCCTGAATGCACCTGGCAGGCAGGAAGATAGGGTATGGGGCAGGGTGAGGATTGTTCATGTCAGGGGCAAACTGCCAGACACTGTTCCAGTTGGCAGACCTTCTGGGCAATCTTGGATGCTTCTTACCCTTACACAACCAGTAGATCCTCTCATCAGTTTGGATGAATCTATATCCAGAAATCTCAGGTCCACTACCCCTGCTCCACACAATCTCCTCTCTGATATTCCACTTTGTCTTGGTCAACCACTCCCATGGAGCAATGGAATCACCATCAAGATACCTAATCTTGTGATTGTAGAATAATGAACCACCTTCCTTTGTCTTATCATAGATGATATCTAGCAGTTCAATCTGCTGTTCCTGATACTCATCCTCTGGTAATGTGTCATCAAAGTCTTGATATTCAATCTTACGAAACAATCCACCACCAACACCCCTCTTATTGTAAGGAGGAGAAGTTACAGTGCAATCAATAGAATTATCTTCAAGGTCAAGTGCCATGTTCAGGCAGTTACCTGTTCTGAGTTCAATCATAGGAGGAATAATTTGGTTGTA